ACCCAATCATAATAATTACCATCTAAAGTTGCAGACATTTCAACATCTTCATTATTATTAGATGCATATGTTATATAATAATTCCAATTATAAGTAAAAGCACTTTTAGACGCATACCCAATATGTTCATTAGTAATATCGTCTCTTAAAAAATCAAACTCATAATACTGTGGATATCCTTGCCAATCCCCCGTAAAAACAGATGATTCAGCATTTACATAATAAAGATTATTTTGAATTGGAGTAAACTTTGTACTACCTGTAAAAACATTACTATACAAGTACCCAACTTTAAATGTTGGTCTAAATATTGTTGAAGATTGTCTCTCATCATCATAAACTTGAGCTAAACTTACAGTATAATTTCTATCATACTCAACAAGATTTTGACTCTGTTGCTCCAAAGATATTTCTATCCTTTGGTCATTTGATGGGGCAGATTTGTACTCCTGACTACTTGGTTTGATAGTATATTTATTCATCTATAGAATATTTTGTTTTAAACCTATTAAGTGATGTTGCACCTTGATTAAGACCAAAATAAAAATGAAATGGTGCTCCAACAATAAATCTAGAGCTATAAACAGGACCTTGTGATTTATAAGTTTGACTAAAATTATTAGCCGTATCATTACTTACATTGAAAATGTATCCTCTTTTATTAAGGTCATTAACGATTCCTTGACCAGTAAAATATTGTTGAGGATTTACTCTATCAAGAGATTGATAGTAATATTGTACAATTCCTGTTGTATCCCAATTATTATCTTCGGTACCAAATATACTAATGTCATTTTTTAATTTCCACGGATAAAATGGTACAAGTTGACTTTTTATACCGTAAGTATATGGTGTGTAATTAGATGTTGGTGAAGACCTAAAGTCTATTTTTCCTGGTGTGATAAAATCTTTGAATTGCAAGTTATCGGTTGTTGATGAATAAAAAATTCCTATAACAGGTTTACTAGATGTTCCAAAAACTCCAACAGGGCTATTTGTTGTATTACTGTCATAATATTCTGGGCTGAATTTTATAACTCCTTCTTCCGAATTAATTGATAACATTTGAGCCAAATCCGCATCAACTCTTTTATTTCTTTGGATTGTGTTTCTACTGAATAGTGTACTAATTGAATCTCCCTTGAGAAATGAAGAGTTAACTATTCTTGAAATAACAAATAAATTAATAATATCTGAAGGGTCCGAATAACTGGTCGGATTCAGGTTGTTCATGATATACGCATTTGTATCAGGTTTTAAAGTAATTTCTGAATAAAAATCATCTTTATAACCCAAATCTATTATTGTAGTTGGAAACAAAAGATTTTTTGCATTTACCGCGGTGACCTCATTAGAAATTTTTCCTATGAATTTACCTTCAGTTACTCCTGACCACGGACTACTTCTATAATAAAAATTGTTTGTATCTTCATCAAAGAAAACCACATCTTTACAAAATATAGGATTGTTTGGTTTATTTTGAGAATTGAACGTGGTATCTACTTGAATTGGAAATGCAAATAGTGTTCCGTTTACCCAATTATTAGTAAAAGTTTGAGAAAGTACTCCCCTACACATAGCGTAGAAAAATTTATACCTCGTTCCCCATTCAGAAAAATATTGTAAATCTTTCACTAATCCAAGTAGTGGCCTTGTAAACAAAACATAACAACCATTAACAACTTGGTCTTTTCCAGCACATTGGACGCTAACACCAAAACTATTACTAAAACCTGTATAACAATCTAATGAAACCATTCCCGGACAATTAAAACTTGTTAATACCGTTCCTGAATAAATTTGGCTCTCAATGTCTTCACCAATTTGGTCGGATTCTGTATTGTATCCTATAGGTATTATGGAGTTTTGTGGATTTGTTATTTCATAAAAATTAAAATTTATGTTCTGTTGTAGTAACGCAACGTTGTTTGCACTCCAAGATAACCCATCAAGACCATCAGAAGACGGTAGTCTATCCGTTCTCATAACATTCAAATTTTTATTTGAGAACAATAAAGGAGTTGCTGTTAAAGAGGGATACAAGTTAGGAGAATTATATTGGTATTTTAATTCGTTATATGCTAACCTACCAACTGAAGCCGCCGCAACAAATGGAGCAACCCCCAAACCAACTAAACCGTTAAGTAAAGAAAACCCTATTACACCACCAAGTCCTCCAGTAAAAGGTATGGAAGCTAAACTAGCTGCTATAACTGCAACAGTTACAACATATGAAACCGCAGAAACTAAAAATACTGTAAGCCAAGTACTATTAGTATTATTACCATATAAAAAAGAATTACCTGTTAAATCTTCCGAATTATCGTATTTCTTAACACTTTCCACACTACTATAAAAGTCAGCCCTTGCAACAATACCGACTAATCCGTTAAATAAATTAGTAACAAGTCTACTAATACTTGGTGCATATGTCGCATCAATTGCGCCATAATATCCGACTGTTGAGGACGTAAATGTTAAATATTGATTACCAATAGTAAAAAATTTTGATTGATAAAAATTACCTGATTGTGTTGTTAGTGTACCAATTGTTTGTCCATTTTGTTTAGGTTGAATTGGAACATTTACCCTTGATTGAATTGTTAAATTAAAATTTGGATTATTATAATCTGAACCGAATAATACACCTAAATTATATTTATTATCCAATAATGGTGAATAAGGGTCCACACCTCTTTGTAAAATCAAAACATACTGTGACTGAAATTCTTCAAAAAAGTTTGCAATCAAAAAGTTATTAACACCTATATTTCTTTCTCTGTACTGTGAAGTACCCTGTTCCATGAATCTAAGAATTGATTGTGAATTCAAAATATTTGGAAAACTTTGCCCTGTTGACGAAACTATCATCTTAAAATAATCAGACACTGTTATTGCACTAATAACTTGAAAATATTCTCTATCCATAGGGAATATTTGTCTATTAATTGTAGTACCTGTACTCAAACTATATAAAGTAGACCTTTGTGTTGTTTGGTTTATTGTATCTGCATAAGTTACTGTTATCTGTTGAGGTCCAGTAACTGAAGTTCCTGAAACACCAAAAAGTGTTTGTCCGCTTACAACCTCACTAAATTTAACATTGACATCAGTTGTAGTTGTGGGATTTACAGTAGTAAGTAGTTGTCCTGCTGTGTATCCTACGGTTGATAAAACCGTTATTGTATTATCAAAATGAAAAGAATTTGGGTTACTTTGATTATCAAAACTTACTTTTATTATATTATCTCCGGTAAAATACGTACTCCTCTGATTAAAAATGTTTATTCTTTCCCCTAAAGGTAAGTCCATTCCCCAAACAAACATTCTGTCGTTTTTCTCTGAAACCTCTCTCATCACATCCGACTTAGGTACTTTATAAACTGTATCAACACCAGAACTTATGTTGCCCCCCATTGCTTGTGAATATAATTCAGCAATAACCGTTATATCCTCTTCAGGTTGATAGTTTAAATCATAAAGTAATTTTGTTAAATTTTGATAGTATTTTGACGGAGTTGATACAGGTGTTAGCGTTCCTTTTCCAGATGCATCTATAAGTGTTGTTGTTATAGTCTCTCCCTTACATTCACAATTTTCACAATCAGGGTAAGTAATCATTGGCAACCTCAAAGGTATTCCCCCACTTACCGCCCCAAAAGAAAGTAATCTTATTATTTGATATATAGTACCAATTATAACGTGAGCTAAAATCAAAAGAAATTGTCCAATGTATTGAAAGAATGTTATGAATAGTGATACTATAAAAAAAATTGTATCATAATTTCTGTATCCTTCGTTTGCGGGAAATTTGTTAACTGAATCCGCACAATTATCGTCATCAATTTCTTTGATTCCAATAAATCTAGCCCTGTTACCTTTTTTATATTGGTCTATTAGACCTGAAACAGTATAAACTTTATTGTAATCCATCTGATAAAATGAATCTTCACAATTAATGATTATATCAGATTTACTATTAATTGCGGTTCCAAATCCATTTGTGTAACCAGACCAATCTAAACCAAAATAATAAGAACTCTTAAGTTTTTTATATTGGGATGAAGTTTTATTTCCTATAAGGTAAGGGTCAGAACTTCCTTCCCAACCATACTCCCTAACGTTTGGAACTAAAAATGTTGCTCTTCTTGTTTGAAGTGTTAAATCTTTTGATTGTTGCCATTTAATTTTAAATCTATATTTTCCTTTTGTTGGTATTCCTATTGATGGGTCTATTGATATAACTTTATTTCCAAACTCATCAGTTACTATATAATCTAAATTCATCGGTAACTCTGTTAACCAAGTTCCATTCTCATCTATTATATTACCCGATTGTTCAAGTTGATACTGTTCCAAAATAGGATTCCCATCAATGTCTTGTCTTATAGTTTGTCTCAATGCCAACACTTGACCAGGTCCTGATTGTAAACTACATAATTCTCCAGTATTATCTCTCGGTCTACAATTTTTTCTAATTCTGTATTTATCTATGTTAGAGAAAATGGAACCAATAAAAACCGCTGTTGGTTGTATGTTAATATTTGCATCATCTCTTAAATCAAAATCAACCCGATTAATCGCAAGTTGGCATATTTCAGGTTCTCCCCATAATGGTTGTACTTCTACCGTCTTATTTAATGTTATAATTTGTGGTAAAGAATTTAAATCATTAGAAGTTTTAAATTGATTACCAGCAACTTGCGATTCTGTCGCTAATCCCATTCTGATTAAATCTTGCGGTGTTAATGAAAACTCGCCAATATCTGATAAGTCAACATCCATCACGAGAGTTTGAAATCCCGTTGGAACTCCCATTATCATATAATCACCACTATCATTTGTTTTTACTGTAAATCTATAATATTTGTCAAATATTTCTATCGCAGTTGCGTTAGTAAGTACATCCTGTTTTGTTGGAAACGTACCTGTTGATGCGTGTTTACTATATGATTTTTCATACGGTAATAAATTATAACGATACCCATCTTCATTTTTATCTGTTGGTTGTGTGTACGGATATATTGGAGATATTAAATCACTTGTTGAATCTTCAGTAGTTACCGGTATAAAAACAGAAACTTTTGTATTTGCAATACCATATCCAGTATTAGCAGTAACTCTTCCGACAATAACCCCATAATCTGCACAAGAACGAGCATAAACATCTGTTTGTTGAAGTTTTAAAGATAAAATCTCTAAAGATTCAAAATCTTGATTGAGTTCTACATTAATTGTTTTGTTAATCCCTAACTCTGTTCTTATCCTGTAGCTTTGACTCATTTGGTCTTTAATCTATAAATAGTTTAGGGCAAATTTTTACAGAGTGTAAAAACACCATTATAAATGTACTAACCATTTCAGATAAATAAACTTATTAGGAGAATGTTACTGTTTGGAAATTCTTTACACTCACTTTAATATCTTTAGTTGGATATCTTACCTGATAGACTTGAACAGGTTCCGCAAAAATTGTATCATCAACAGGTTGTATTAATCTTGTTTCTTGATTGGCATATGTCATTGATGTTTCAAACGAAGAATATTGACCTCCCACTTGATTATATATATTCAATCCAGAAACAGTTATAACACCTTCTTGATTTTGTACAATACTTTTTATTTCAGATAAATAAATATTTTGACCAAGTTGTCTAAATAGAGGATTAAAGTAATCAGATATTTTATTTACAACATCCGTTATGACTTGTCCTGAATTTTGAGTTGCTTGTAGTACAATTGAAACTTCAACACTCACATCAATTACCTGTGCCGTTTGTATTGAAATATAATCATTCAACATTCTATAATTAGATAAATAATTTGCAATATTTTGTTTAAGTGTGTTTGATACAATACTTGTAAGTTTACCTGAAGTATCATATGATAATATCTGAATAAGAACTTTATTATCATTTTCTGTAATAGAAACTTTTGCAGGTGCTCCAAATTGCGATGGCATGTTTCTTAATAACGCCTCATAATCTTGAACCGTTACCGCTCTTTTTTGTGCGGAAAAGTTAAATGATACATAGTTTCTAACTTCTTCTATGGAAGGCTGATTAGCTCCTCCAATTGCTGCTGTCACGTTTACACATCTCAAAGAATTAACAACAGAAGAGTTTGTAAGTTCTGAAGGTCCGTTAACATAAAAATTAACTGTACCAACTTGATTAATAACATTTGTACCTAAATTTGTTGCTAATCCACCACCAACTCTATATTGAATAAACAAAGTTGAATTTGGAACCAATGCCGAGCCAAGTGAAAAGTTATTTAAATAATTTTGAATATTCAAAGGTGTTCCCAAATTAGTAAACATATTAAGTTGGTCTTGAGCCGATGTTGTTCCTCCACCAAAAGTCATTTTCTTAAATCCTTCAGGTGTATATTCTGAAATAAATCTATCATTAGTTTGAATGTATCTACCGACTTTAATTCCAGGTTGGTCGGATACTTTAGTTGGGTCTTCAACAAAAATCCTATCTTCTGCCAAAGCATCAACCTCAAGCCATCTGTTATCAGCCCCAAGAAATTCTGCAACTGTTGGCACATTTGTATAGTCAGTTCCGTTCTTTAATAAGACACTAGTAATACCTAAAACATTTTTTTCGGGTAAAAATAATTCAAAGAAAGGTCTCACGTCATTTGGTGATATTACTCTTTTGAATACTTTTGTAATACCATTAACAACAAGTTCTCTTTTAGTTATTGTATAATTTAAGAGAACCCCATTAGTATTAAAATTTGGTATTTTTAATCTGTTCGGAAACCCTTGAGCATTATATGGAGAAGTAAAATCAATATCGTAAATATTTTCAAACACAATACCCGCTCCACTAACTTGAGAACCTCTTACAAGTTGTCCCAAATATCTTTCATCTTCTTTATCTCCAAAGACAGGAACTGTTATTGAAAAATCAACTAAAGCAACGCTTGGTCTTTGACCCGGTATCTTTAAACCATAAGTTCTTGCAATGTTATAAATTGAAGACCTTTGCTGAGCATATTGAAGAACTGTTTCTTGTATACTCCTATCTATATGATAATGTAGGTTCTCTGCAATTGCAGCATTTAAATCTAAAAAAACTGAGAAAACAGAAGCGTCATTAAAATCCTGTATTAAATCAGGATAATATGTTTTTGAATAATTAAGAAGTTCCGCTCTTATTCCCTGAAAATCTCTGACCGTATATGATATTTTGTTGTTAGCCATCTTGTATTAAATATTAACAATAACGAAATCACTTTGAGAAAAAACTGAATTTCCTGTTGAATAGTCTATTCTTATTTTAGCAGTATACTCATACGTGTTTTTTCCTGGCAACCTATAGACATCATAAAGTGAGGTGCTACCTATAGTACCTTTAAAATCTCCATTAACCTCATCTTCAGATGATATTGGCTCAATAGAGATGTTATTAACAATTAAATTTGGCATAAATTGTGATATAGAATCCCTAACGTCAGACTCTATCGCACTAAACGTTAAACCATCAAATGGTTCAAATATGTATTCATATAATCTTGTACCAAAATCAGGTAAAAAATATCGTGAGCCCTTTCTAGTTAACAGTAAATGAATTAAGTCTGCTCTTATTTCTTGCGACTCATATTCAGTTAGCGCTAAGTAGTTTCCCCTTCTTGAATCTTGAAATGGAAAAAATAAACCATATGTAGTACCATCTGCCATATTACATAAATATACGCAGACTATTTTTCATATAAAGCGGTATTTCCTTTTACACCTCTTGGTTCATAAGGACAGTGACGGCACCCATTTACTGACCCACAACAATGACCTCTATCTTTATGATAGTCTTCAGTAAAGACTATCATTTTTCCTTCAATGTAATAATAGGAAGGGAGAAGTTTATTCTTCTCCCTATCTTTTTTTTCTGTATTTTCCATAGGTTGTTATACTAATGTTACTTCACATGCTCCACCAGCACAAGCAATTTCTCCACTTAAATTTGTGTCATCGTCCATTTCAACAATGTTAGACAAATCAACATCATGAAGTGTTTCCATTAACTCGTCATACTTTTCTTTGGTACAATCTTCAAACGGTGCTTGTATATAACTACCACCATCATATGGTAGAACTGATAGTCCGTTATAGTGGTCTCTATTTTCCCACATCCACTCACCAACTGCAGGCCATTCGTGTTCTCTAATAGACACAGTTGCCGATACATTGTGAGAATTATTTCCTGTTCTGTGACCTGGTTTAATCCATTCCATATGAACTTTCTTAACTCTCTCAAGAAGTTGAATTGGTGATTCATTTCTTAAAATAGAACCTTCTGGCGCTTTTTGTGGGATACCAATAACAGCTGTGTCATGTGGTCTGAAATACTCGTCTTCAACTAGTTCAGGATGGTTTTCTTTTAAGTAAGTATATATCGCTTCGTTCTTACCAACCCTAACTCTTCTAACATAATATTCATTATGCCAAGCATGAATTCCTGATGATGTACCAAGAGTTAATGATGTTGTTCCTGCAGGTTTAACTGTAGTTGTTCTTGCCGCTGGATTGATATCAAGCAATTCTGCAACTCTTTTATTTTCTTCTTTTACTACTTTAGATGCCGCTTTCATATCCAATTTCAAAACAGCGCCTGAACCAATACCTGTCATAGAAATTCCAATCAACGCATCTTTTTCAGTTGTTCTCTGCCATATTGGTCTAAGATAATGAAAGTTAGTATATCCTGCTTGTAAGGTTCCAAGAAACGATGCTGCTCTAACTCTACCTTCATAATCTTCTTGAGATACTACGTTTGATACGTTAACCTCTGTAAGATTACAAAATTGAAATGGTCTTAAACCAATTTCACAACAAGGATTAGTTCCCCAATCTTTATCGTTAGTTAAGTAAATACCGGGTTCACCAGCTCCGCTAGCTTCAATTCTCTTCCAAAGGTCCATGAAGTAGTCTTTTGTTATTTTGTGTCTAAGTAATACTGCTGAGTTGTTAGACCTACCTCTCTGTGGATTTGTCTCCCACCAAGCACCTGACTTACAACCAATCATTTCGTCATCTGTTGCAGAGAACAACGAGATGAGTGCCGCCCTGCGAATTCCGCCGGCCAATACCGCATCTGCAATATGACATACCATATCATGTACTTCAATTGGTTTTAATTTTTCACCATTTTCTTTTGAATCAAGGATACCCTCAAGTTTGATAAGACATTCTTTAAGTGGTTGAGGTCCGGGAGCTTTACCACCTGAAGTAACCAATCTCGCACCTTTTGCTCTAATATCACTAAAATCAAATTCAATATGGGAACCACCAAAGAAATATGATTTAACAATAGCCTTAACAGCATCTGCCCATCCTTCAATAGAATCCGCAACCAACCATCTTCTTGACCTTTCTTTATTTGGTTTCATAATCTCAGGTAAAACTTCAACATGATGTTTTTGAACTGAATACCCTACTCCAGTTCCGCCTAACAATAAGAACATTATTTCAGAGAATACTCTCCAATCATCAATAGGCGCAAATGCGCAGTTATAAATTCTGTTCGGTGAAATCTCAATAGGTTTTCCCGCAAACTGCATTGACCTCATTGATGGTAAAACCTGTTTATTAAAGACATAGATGTAGTTCTCTCTAATCTCTTTTTCAAGTTGTGGATAATGTTTGATGTGCATTTCCATGTTTCTTGTGACCAACTCTTGCCACGTCTCTCTTCTCTTCAATTCGGGAATATACTTAGCATACTTCATGTACACCGTTACTTCCGACAAAATTTTGTTTGAAATTTCCATTTTTTCTTTTATTGTTTTTTATTAAAAAATCGTTGATTTTAATTATAAATATAGGGTCGCAATATAAGCGACCCACAAATTTAATTAAAAATAATAAGTTTTTTTCAAAAAAAGTAGATATTTAGTTTGTTTGTTTTTTTGATTCCTCTTTTTGTTTTCTCTTCTCCAAGAGTTCTCTAACCCTATCTCTATTTTTTTCTTCTTTCTGTTCTTCAAATCCTAAGAACGTAACAGAGCTTTCTGTATCTATTTCAAGAAGTTCATTGTTAAATTTACAATTTTCAAACACAACTCCGTCTTTTCCTAACCTTGACTTGGTAATTGCGATTGTTGCTAAGTTCATTTCTTTTTGTTGTAATGTTTTTGCAACTGTAATAATTACATGACCCACTTGTGCCTTTTTAATAGAACCACCCATTTGGTCTGTAGTTACAACTTCGGATGAAATTGATGCCCTATTTCCTTGAGTCGCCGTCCATCCCGCGATATCCAATTCGTGGCACATAGATTCAAAACCTCTCATCACAGAACCTTCTGCCTTCCATTCATCTTTAGATGTACTTTCAGGTAAAACACAATCAATATAATCTAATAAAATCATATCAATTCTATTACCATCTGCTATCATTTTTCTAACCTGATTTTTAATCTGATTCATTGTCATTGTATCAGAAGCTAATTTTTTTAGAATTAACTTATTCTTCATTGTTTCCTGAATCTCGGTTATTTTAGCGATAACATCTTCTTTATGATTTGCCAATTTATCAGGTTCAATCCCCGTCCATATCGTAAAGTGTTTTCTTTGTACGATTTTTGGATTGTCCTCAAAAAATATTTGAAGAACATTATATCCCATGTTAAATGCAGTGTTTGCAATCTTAGTTAAAATTGTAGTTTTACCTACTCCTGTAGGTGCCAATATAACACCAATCTCACCTTTAGCCAAACCACCCTTAAGTAGATTATCTATTCCATGAATACCCATTGGTATTGGGTGTCTATAATCTTCATCCAACACAGTTTCAAGATTCTGAAACACATCTTCTGTTCCAGTCTCAATTTGTCCAACCTGTAAAGCCTCTCTAATTAATCCTTCAACTTTATCATATGATTCAAAGTCTCCTTCGTTGATAATTTTCTGTGCCTTCTCCATTGCCTTCTGAAGTTCTTGTTGTTTACAAAACTTCAGACCTCTTTCCTGTACAAAAACTGAACCTTCAAGAGGTGCATCCTTAATTTGTTTCAATGTATCCAAAACAATTTTAGAAACAAGTTCTTGTGAAATTTCAGACTTTACGATTTGTTCAAGAGTATCAAAAGATGGTGACGATTCATATTTTTTATGATATTCCTTAATCATCTGTGTGATAATTTTAAAGTACTTATTATCAAAATATGAACTTTCTAAAACATCTATAATTGCTCCGGAAAAGGTCTTGTCTAGAACTATTTGATTTATCAGCTGAAGCTGAAAGGTGTTACCTAAATACTCAAAATTTTTCATCATAATTTTAGACCTCTATATTAATTAAATATTTACTTACTCAAGTCGTACCCCAAATACTTAAAATTTAATTTTTGCGATGAAAAAATATCAGTCAACTCTCTTAATAAATCTTTCAAATATGACCTTACATCAACGGTATATCTAACTTTTGGAGGAAACATTTTTCCATCAAAAGTTCTATGAGAAATAACTTGTTCTCCCAATTTGATATAAATGTTAAAAACTTCAGGTCCGTCAGTAAAAGATGTTTCCATAACTGAAGGGTCATACATAATAGAATCTTTATTGTCCAACATGTAGATAGTTGTTTTCATTTTCAAATCATACTTTAATGTATCAGAAACATCTTTTAGAAATTCATAAAGTTCTATTGAATTTTTTGCCTTAGGATTAAATCCTTTTACATTAAAAAATCTTTGTACTACAAAATTGTCATTGAGAGTTAAAAGGAATTCTAATTTTGTGATGTCTTGCTCTTTCATAATTTAATTTTTATTTGTGTTTCTTTTTTCTTTTCTTGTCAGTTTCATAAATGGTCTAAGGAAATCTACCCAAGCTTCATCATTCTTAGGAAGAAACTTGAACATCCCATCTTTAACCATCATTCTCATTAGATTTTTATATCCTCTGTCAGTGGGGTCTATTGTGTCTTTATGAATTTGTTCCACTAATTCTTTACCTTCATCAGTAATTAGTGGGTTTAGTAAATCCACAATTTTCTTGTTGGTATTATAGAACTCTTCCCCAAGAATACCGCTTTTTGTTTTACCAGTCAAAATATTAGATAAACTTTTAATTGGTTTCTTTTGCGGGATATTTCGTGCATTGTCTAATATTTCTTGGATTGTGCAGGATTTTTCCTGCAATTCAGGAAAGTATTTAACTAATGTTTTTTCACCCAATCCTTCAATACCATCAATATTATCTGACTTATCACCAGTGAATACTTTACAAATAAGAACATTTTGATGTGGTATTTCAACTTTATTGATGGTAATCTTATCTCCCATCTTATAATATTGCTTATTAATTGGTGAGAATATGGTTACGGTTTCACTTATCAATTGTGTTAAGTCTTTATCCGCCGAAAATATAATAATTTTCTCGTCTGTGGCAATTTTACAATAATATGAAATAAGGTCATCAGCCTCGTTATCATGCATTTCTACTTGTCTAACAAATACTTCTTCAAGGTATTCTTTAACACGAGACATTTGAGTTAGATATGAATCGTACTTTTCGTCATTCATATCACTAAGTCTTCTGTTCTCCTTGTACTGTGGATATATTTTTTTTCTTGCAGAGGAATTAGAATCCCCGTCCCAGAACACAACCACCTTGTCGTGATTGTGCTCCTCCAAAAATCGTCTCAATGTGTTTATGAAGTGATATACTCCACCAACATGGGAAGTGTCGTTAAAGAGTTCCTTAACACCATGAAACCCTATTTTAAATAAATTGTTACCGTCTACTAAAAGTGTTTTACCCACTTTATAAAATTATACTCGTGATAAAAAATTGTTTCTAAATAAACGCTATTCTGTTATCTCATCATCACTTTCATCAAGTTTGATTTCACCATCACCACCAAGTATAGCATTCCAATATTGGGAATATTCTTTCTTATATTTTTCCAAAGACTCCTTAGTATCTTCAATATATCCTTGTGGGACAGCAATTAATTTACCGTCACTATAACCTAAACCATTTACGTGATTCTTTAAGATTGAAATTTTGGTCCTAATTGCGTATCTGACAGTTCTTCCTCCTTTAGTTGCTGTGATGTGATTAATACCAGCACTTGCCTGATTACCAAAAAGAAACACTAATGAAGATGCTAACCATAATGCTTCCCCACCTTTCGCCTTAATTGTTGGTTGTCCAAATGGATTATCAGGAAGAGCAACCCAAGGCTGATTAACAACAACTAATGTATTATAATATGCGTAATCTTCTTTTTTTGATTTAGAAATTCTTGAGTGAACTCCCATACCAATTTTGTCCGCAAGTGTTGCTGCATTATGTTGCTTTCCTCCTTTACCATCAAAAGTCATTTTACATGGAATTGAGCCAACAGAATCCCAAAGAAATAAAATAGATTGTTTAATCTCTCCTTTCTCCTGAGCATCAATAACTTCATTTATAAAATCCGTAACTTGTTCTATATAATCAAACCCGTCATTAAAAATAAAATCACCATCCCATTCACCGTCCTCATTTTTATTTGCCTGCAAACCCAACTCAACCGCATGTTCCCAACTCCATTTCTTTTCGGTAATAATAAAGACAGGTAGATGTCCTTTCTTTTGAGCATCGGCAGCTGCCAATATCATTGCAGTTGTTTTAGAACTGTTACTATGACCCAAGAACATATTAATACCTCCCATTACAGGACCAAGTATTCCACAAGCACTTAAGAATGCCTCACCACAGTTATAATAACTTGTTTCTTTATATTTTGTTTTAGTTGAAAACTTATCTTTAAATCCTGAAGATGTAGTTCCCTCTTTTTTCTTAATCGCCATTTTCTATTTTTTTAAGTCTTGGAAGTTTATCAGATTTTTTATTAGAGTACTCTCCACTGTTCTCTTCATAAAGAACACCAATCTCTTCTTCGTGAAAGGTTATTAGTTTTAAAAACTTATCTCCTTGGTCTTCTTCTTCAATCATTCCAAATAAAACGGTATCGCCTATTTGTTTTGGTCTACCAGATTTGTATCCCTTATCTTTTAGTTGGCTTAATATTTCGTAAGACAACATTTTATTATCTCTTAATTGTAAATCAATTTCTTCTTTAAACGTCATATGATAAAATTAAGGGTGGGGTTATCCCCCACCCGTTATACTAAAATGGTAAATTTTCGTCTGGTTCGTCTTCCGCCTGTGGGTCAACATAAGATGACTTTGTTGATTTTCCACCGATAGATGTTTCAGATTGAGTACTGTCACCGTAAACATATCCACCCTTATCACTATCCCATTTTGGAGTTTCACCTCTCGCAATTGCTTCAAGATAATCAACTGGTTTTTTAGAATAAACATCCAACCATGTTAATGGATTATTTACCCAAGCATCTGATTGTACTTTATCCTCATGTACAGGACATGGGTCGTCATACATAATTGTTGATACCGTAGTATATTCTTTACCTTTACCTGTTTTAGATTTGGTCAATTCAATAACAAGGTCACGACCTTTTGATGCGTCGGTAATATCACCCTTGTTTCTCCAAATTGGAATGATTTTATCCAAGATACCATCATTCTTATAGTTGTGTTTGAATCTCCAAAACTTTGGTCCGTCTTGTTCGTTATCACGGTCAATAACTTTTACAATATAAAACTTACGAGATTTGTATTGTTTTGCAAGTTCTTTGTCCGATTCTTTACCTGTGGACATAAGTTCTTCATAAACTTCGTTAAGTGGTGAACGTTCGTTATCGTTCTTTCCTGGGTCATAGAACTTCTGCCATTGACCGCCAACTTGGATTTCATGATACCAAGCTTCCTTAAATGGTGAAGAACCATCTGAAGTTGGCAGGATTCTAATCTTTCTTTGTCCTGAACTTTCTTTGTCTCCTAAGATTAAAGCGAAATACCTTTTCATTCTTTCGTCCTGAGACATCTTACCTTGGGCCCCGCCCGATTGTTTTGATTTTTCGTACTGTGCTAATACAGCGTCTAATGCATTCATATTTATAAATTTATATTACAAATATAATCAATAAAATCACTTTAGTCAAATGACAGATGTCATTTTAGTGAGGATAATTAAAATAAAAAAGACCACCGAAGTAGTCTTTTTTATTATTTAATAATTTGTTTCCGATGTGTCTGAAGGTGAGAAACTATCTTTAATTTGTTTATCGTTAATATCCGTAACATCATCACTATTTAATACGTAATCAAGTTTTCCTGTTTTTTCCATTTCATCTTTCTTATCATCAAAAAAATCTGATAGTTTTTGAGTAAAAGGATATGAATCATATTTTCTTAAATCCAATTTTTCTTGTGGACTTTTTTCTCTATATTTTTCTATTTTAGCCTCAATGGAATTTAATTTATTTAAAATTGCATCCATTTCACCTAATTTAGCTTCCAATCCAGAAACTTGTGAGAATAAGTTGTTAAAATATTCTTCCTGTTTAGTTTCAATGTTTTCTTGTGATTTAACTAAATCAGTTATTTCAAGTTCTTCTGTTTCACCACCTTCAGAATTTTTTTCTTCCGATTCTCCAGAATTATCAATTTTTTCAACATCAGGGTCACTTTCAACATCTATTGGTGTTGGTGGTGTTTCTGGCATCTCCTCATTTGGAGCTGGCGGCGCCGCCGCATTTCCGCCAGGTGCCTGTGGTAAAGGTGTTTCAGGAATTGCAAGTGCGTCTTGCTCATTTATATAGTTATTAATAAAATGATACCTACTAATTTCGTTTAATATTTTTTTATCTATTGCCATTTTTTTAACCGTTTAATAATTGTTTTATTCCTTGAGTAGTTTCAACTTTGATTCTTCTATTCGTCATTACTTGATGTCCGGCTCTTTCAATAAGTCCGTCTCTTTCTCTTACAACATAACAATCTCCAGTATCTAAATCACACACCTCTTTGGTTCCATCCCCATTGTCTTGTTCATTATATCTTGTTTTTTTACCAAGATAATTATTTAAAATATTGTCTAAACTCATAAAATTAGTTTCTTATAAATATATGATATTAATATAAAATAAATATTATTTCTGTTTTGTTGTTGCTGAGGTGTTTTTAATAAACTTAAAGTCTTCCGTAAATTCATCACTACCCCCAACTGTTTGAATTTTAATTTTACCCGATGTTTTAATTTTTGGTACAAAAGTTAAAACGTTATTAGTATTTGTGAGTATTGTTGTTGGATTACCATTTAAAGTTACAATAGTTTTTCCAAATAAAGATGTACCTGAAAGTTCAATTACAGGCATATCTCCTGATGTTGTGGCGGTTAACGGGTTCATACTAATAATTGTTGGTTTTTCACAAGTAATTGTTGATTGTGCTGGTAATGGAGTTGGTGTTATTGATGGATTTTTACTATCTGTTAACGTACCATTTAACAATAACAAAACATCAAGG